ATGAATCGGAACTGCCGCCGTAAAACAGAAAAGGTCTATGTGAAGGTGAACTCTGATTTTGACGCAACCGGCTATATGCAGCCCCGGCAGATCACATGGGGCGATGGTCGGACGTATCCCATCGAGCAGGTGCGGGACTTTCGCCCTGCAAATACCATTGCTGATATGCCCGGCGACTGTTATACTGTAATGGTAAAGGGACAGGAGCGGCACCTGTTTTTCGAGCGTTCCGACCCACGGTTTCCCTCCCGGTTCGGCAGATGGTTCGTGGAGGTGGAAACCAAATAACACAGAGGAGGGCTGAAGTATGGCAGCACAGCGCACCTATCTGGCAATCGACCTGAAAAGTTTCTATGCCTCGGTGGAGTGTGTAGACCGTCATCTGGACCCTCTGACCACCAATCTGGTGGTGGCAGACGCCTCTCGCACCGAAAAGACCATCTGCCTTGCGGTGTCGCCCTCTCTGAAAGCCTACAAGATACCCGGCAGAGCACGGCTGTTTGAAGCCGTCCAGCGGGTGAAAGAGGTCAACGCCCAGCGGCTGCAGACCGCCATCCGGCAGAAAAAGGCAATCCGGGGGGAGGATGGCAAGTACCACTTTGCTAACACCTCCTTTGATGCCAACGCCCTGAACGCAGACCCGGCGCTGGGGCTGAGCTACATCGTTGCGCCGCCCCGGATGCAGCGGTATCTGGACGTGTCCACCCAAATCTACAAGACCTACCTCAAATATGTGTCTCCGGCGGATATTTACCCTTATTCCATCGACGAGGTTTTTATTGATGTGACGGGCTATCTGCCCTATTACCACATGAGCGCCCATGAACTTGCCATGACCATGGTGCGGGAGGTGCTGTACAACACCGGCATCACCGCAACGGCAGGCATCGGCACTAACCTCTACCTTGCAAAGCTGGCCATCGTTAACGAGCCGAAGGTCAGCTTCCGCAACGGCAGGTACTATGTAATGGATGGGCAGCACACCATCGAGGGCTGCATCCTCCTCAACGGCGGCGAGGACCGCCCGATCCTCTGCAAGGTCTACACCGGTCTGACGATGGAGCAGGAAGCCCTGCTCTTTGCCGAGCAGAACGGTCACGCCGCACCCCTGTCGGCGGGCATCAAGCTGCGCGCCAAGGTGGTGGGCGGCGATGCGCCTTCCAAGGCGTTTGTCGCAGCCACTAACCGGGCGGGGCTTTCCCTCAACTACGACAGTATGCAGCTGAGCGACTACCGCATCGGCTGCGTGGGCACGGCGCTGAAGCTGTACGACCAGCTGGGCGAAGAGATCTACTGCGAAGCTCTGCGGCACATCGTGGAAGCGTGGGAGGGCAAACCGGATTCCTTCCGGGCGGCTGTCCTGCGGGGCGTGATGTACTTTGTGCAGCTGTATCATGGGCAGTACAGCGAGGAGCGGCTTGTCCGTGCGCTGAGCGGCGTCCATCCCATGGAGCTCTACCGTGTCAGCCGGGATAACCCCGCCAAGCTTCCGGGCTGGCGGCGGTACGTTTACCCCATCTACACCACCTACAACGGCAAGTGCAGGAAAGACGCACTGCCGATGAAGTTCTAAGCTCAAATATCTCCTTTGGCAAGTGAGATGGTCCCCGAAAAAGACCATCACACTTTACATATAGTATTTTTTGCTGAATAATCGACATATTGAACTAGAAAGAGAGGACAGGAATGAGCGAGATCGCAGCCTGCACTTTGATTCAGGAAGAGCCTGACCGAAAGACGGAGAGGTATCTGACGATGTTCAAGGACTACCCGGATGTGGTGACGGTGGAGCATCTTCAGGAAATGCTTGGCATCTGCCGGAAGAATGCGTATCTGTTGGTCAAGCAGAATAAGATCCACTCGGCGCGTGTAGGACGCAGCTATAAGATACCAAAACTCTGCGTGGTAGAGTACCTGCTCGATCAGGATCGGCAACTTGGAGGGATGCACCTTTCAAACTCCCTTGTGCCATCCTTGCAAAACACTCCAGAATCTTCTAAACTTATGATGCCTAAGCAAAGGACGTTTGGCTGCGAACAGAAAGGAGCATAACTATGACAAATGTGGCCGGACATTTAAGAGAACAAAACGGTATGTATCAGATGATTCTGAGCTGGAAAGACACAGATGGAAAGCGCAGAACCAAATCCATCAGCACAGGACTTCCTGTTAAAGGAAACAAAAAAAGAGCTGAATCTCTGTTGCGTAAAACACAAAAAGAGTTTAACCCTGAAACGATGCAGCAGGTTTCCGACCTGCCGGTATCGGAATATCTGAACCGCTGGCTTCGGGAAAGCGTGATGAACCTTCCGCCCGAAACCTATGGCAGATATGCTTATGATCTGGGAAGAGTAGTTGTCCCATACTTTGAAAAGAAGCGGCTGTCTTTGAAAGCACTCTCTCCGCGCGATCTGGAAACGTTCTTCCGCTATGAGCGTCAGCAGGAGGAGGCCAGTGTACAGCAGCTTCTGGATTGGCACAAGGAGTTGACCGATGCCCTACAATATGCCGTTGACAATAATTGGCTGAAGGTCAGCCCCATCAAAGAAGTTGACCCCTGCCTTGATAACTCCCCGGTACTTTTCACCGACTTCATCACGGACTGGTTGAAAATGATGAAGTCACGAGTGGAAATCACAACCTATACCAGCTATGAAAGAGCAATCGTTCACAAGATCGTCCCATATTTTGAACCGCTCCACTATACATTGCAGGATATGGAACAGCATCCCAAATACATCCAAGACTTCTACCAGCATGAGTTGGATCGTGGCCTTACGGCAAACACCGTCATTCACTATCACGCCAACATCCGCAAATGCTTGCAGTACGCTTTTCAAATCGGCATGATCCGTTCCAACCCGGCAGATCGCGTTGAACGTCCTCGTAAGGAAAAGTTCAAGTCGGAGATTTACAGCGGTGAAGAACTGGAGCAGCTTTTCAAAGCGATTCAAGGTGACCCTTCGGAGTTTGGCGTTATCATGGCTGCATTCTACGGCCTGCGGCGCAGTGAAGTTGTTGGCTTGAAATGGGATGCCATTGACTTTGAAAACAAGAAAATCAGCATTCAGCATACGGTTGTGACCGCAAAGGTCAACGGAACGCTAACAGAAATCGCACGAGATAAGACAAAAACAAAGTCGAGCTGCCGGACACTTCCCCTAATCCCTGCCTGTGAGCAGATGCTCAATAAAATGAAAAAGGAGCAGGAGCAGAATCGGAAGGTCTGCGGCAAAAGCTATTGCACCGATTATCTTGACTATATCTATGTAGACCCGATGGGAAAACGGATTCGGCCCGATTTCCTGAGCCAACATTTCCCGGATTTTCTGGTCGCACACCAGATGAAGCGTATCCGCTTTCACGATCTGCGCCATAGCTGCGCCAGTCTGCTCTATGCCAATGGCGTGAGCCTGAAGGAGATTCAGGAGTGGCTGGGGCACAGCGACATCAGCACGACAAGCAACATTTATACACATCTGGATTTCTCCAGTAAGGTATCTTCGGCGAATGCAATCGTCAATATCTTCCCAGAAAACGCCAAAGTATAAAAAATGGGCAAAAAAGAAAAACAGCCTAAAATCTTTCGATCCTAAGCTGTTTTATGATGAAGTGCCGATGGTGGGACTCGAACCCACATGGTTTCCCGAACGATTTTGAGTCGTTTGCGTCTGCCATTCCGCCACATCGGCTGATATTCAATTTTGAGACATTCGTACCGGTTTCTGAAGATTGGAGGGATGTTCAGGAGGGATGTAAGAAATCCTGCTTCGACAAACCTTCAAAATTCAACGCACACTCGTGAATTTCTCGTAAAGACAAGAAAAATCATGAAGCGGATTTTGAGTCCCCCTCGTCTGCCATTCCGACACACCGGCGCATTCTGTTGTATGGATAACATAGATATTATAGCGGATTCTTCGCCTAAAATCAAGATGCAGCTTGCAACTCGGCAAATTTCTGCTTTTTCCCGCCGCTGTTCTTCCGGATAGCCCTTCGAGACTTGCACAAATCCCGCCAGTTTCTTTTTTCCCTCTGCATCTTCCTCGTTTTGTCGGAATTTGGCCCCCATTTGACCGGGCAAAGCGGATGATTTTTCCAAAAAACACTTTACAAACGTCAAAGAAATAACTATTATATAAGTATAGTGCCCTGAATCGTTGGCACATTCAGAAAATGGCCGGGCAGACCGAGCTACAGCTTCCGGCCCGGAAATCATCCGCGTTTTCCATTTGCAGAGGAATACAGGAAAGAAGGTATACGCTATGTCTGAGAAAAAGTCTGCTGTCCCCGCAGCGGCCGCTGCTCCCGAAACTCCTGCGGCAGAGCCGAAGAAGCGCAAGGCTTCCGATACCGCACAGCGCCGCGGCCGCCCCCCGCTCACCCCGGAGGTCTACGTTGAATTCGGCACCAGTCAGTACAACATCACCGATGTCGTCGAGCGCGCCAAGGCCGACTACCGTACCACCCACAAGGTGGGCGTCCAGTCCTGCAAGGTCTACGTCAAGCCCGAAGAGGGCGCTGCCTACTATGTCATCAACAAGGTCTCCGGCAAGCTGGAGCTGTGATGCTTTCCACTGCAAAAAAGGCGTCTGCACATCCGTTTGTGCAGACGCCTTTTCCTGTTTTTATAAGCCGTACAGCTCAGTGTACTTCCGGGTGAGATACTGGATATAATCCTCGGGGCTGAAGTCTCCGCAGGCGTTCTTCACCACATCGGCAGGCTCCATCAGCCCGCCGTACTGGTGGACTTTTTCCCGCAGCCAGCCGGTGATGGGCGCAAGGTCGCCCCGCGCAGCCGCCCCCCAGACATCCACATCCTGCTCCATCCGTCGCAGCATCTGGGCACCGTAGGCACTGCCCAGCGCATAGGACGGGAAATAGCCGAAGGAGCCGCCCGACCAGTGGCTGTCCTGTAAGCAGCCATCCCGGTCATTGGGCACCTCGACGCCCAGATACTCCTTGTAGAGCTTCGCCCAGACGGCGGGCACATCCTTGGCTTCCAGCGTGCCGCCGATGAGCTGCTTTTCGATCTCATACCGCACCATAACGTGGAGGCAGTAGGTCAGCTCATCGGCCTCGATGCGGATGAGGCTGGGCTGAGCTTTGTTGACCGCACGGTAGAACTGCTCCGCGCTGACGCCGTCCAGCTGCCGGGGGAAGAACGCCTGCATCTTGGGATAGACCGCCTCCACAAAGGGCCGCGACCGGCCGATGAGGTTCTCGTAGAACCGGGACTGGCTCTCGTGGACGCCCATGGAGACGCCGCCCGCGAGGCAGGTATATTGCAGATCGTCCCGGATGCCCAGCTCATACAGGGCGTGGCCTCCCTCATGGAGGACGGAGTACATGGAGGACGCCACGTTGTGCTCGTCGTAGTTGGTGGTGATGCGGACGTCCTTATTATTGAATTCCAGCGTGAAGGGGTGCTCGGTCTCGCCCAGACCACAGTGACGGCGGTCGAGTCCCATCACCTCCATCAGATAGTCGGCAAAGGCTTTCTGCTGCGCCGCCGGGTACTCCTGATGCAGGAAACTGTCGTCGATCTGCGGCTTTTCGCCGATCTTCCGGATGAGCGGCACAAGCCCTTCCCGCAGCGTCTCAAAAAAGCGGTCCAGCTTTTCCATATCCACGCCGCGCTCGTACTCGTTCAGCAGAGCGTCATAGGGAGCCTTCGAGGCATCATAATACCCGGCGAAGCGGCGGTTGTAGTCCACCAGCTCCTGTAAGACCGGGCAGAACAGGGCAAAATCGTCCTGCGCCTTGGCCTTGTGCCAGACATCGTCCGCCCTGTTGCACAGCTCCTTATAGGCCATATATTCCTCGGCCGGGATGCGGGTCAGCTGCTCACAGCTGCGGCGAAGCTCTTCCACCTCCCGGCGGTGGACAAGATCAAGCTCGTCGGCGCGGGCGCTCAGCTCGTCCAGCAGGGCCTTCGTCTCCGGGCAGGTCATCAGCTTCTGGCTCTCACCGGCCAGAATGCTCATGGTCACGCCCCGGCCCTCGGCGGTGCCGCTGGGCGCGGTGGTCACAGCATCCAGATAGAGGGAGCTGTCTGCACAGTGATAGGCGTACAATTTTTTCTGCAGCAATTCCAGCTGCTGCAATGCGCGTTCTGTCTCCATTGTTTTGTCTCCTCATTCTCTCCCGAAGAGCTTCCGCTTCGGTATCTGCACCGGGTCGGGGATCTCGAACTCATACCGCTCGGTGGCGTTGATGACGGTGGTGCCGCCCCGGGTGCAGACCCGGGGCAGATTCGCCCCATAATTCAGGTGCATATGCCCATGGATGAACCACTTGGGCTGATACAGGTCCATCAGGTCGTTGAACACCTGAAAGCCCTTGTGCGCCCGGTCGGTGCCGTCGTTGAGTCCGCTGGCAGGGGCGTGGGTCAGCAGGATGTCAACTCCCCCGGCCCGCCGGGCCGCCAGCCAGAGCCGCCGGGCACGCCGCCGCATCTCGCCCTCTGTGTACTGGAAGGTGTCTTCCTTATTGTACCGGCTGCATCCGCCCAACCCCATGATGCGCAGGCCCTTCCAGACATAGACTGCATCGTCCACACAGATGCAGCCCCCGGGCTCTGCCCCTTTGTAGCTGCCGTCGTGGTTGCCGTGGACGTACAGGATGGGGGCGGCGGTAAAGTTTGTAAGATATTCCAGATATTTTTTCGGCAGGTCGCCGCAGGAGAGGATGAGGTCGATGCCCTCCAGCCGCCTGCGGACGCTCTCGTCCCAGAGCAGTTCGGACGGGACATCCGAGATCGCAAGTATTTTCACGCTGCTTTGCTCCATTCTTTTCTATCCTTGAGGCATCGCCTGTTACTTCGGCGTCCCTTTCACGATGTCCAGACCGTTGATGTCCAGAAGGCCCCGGGTCTTGGCGTCCAGCGCGTCGTAGCTGGGCAGCTCGCCCTCCACGCACTCGTCCAGCCAGTCCATCTCCATCAGCTCCTTGGGCGTATAGATGCCGGAAGCCGCATGGTGGGGGACATGGCTCTGGCTGTAGCTCTCGGTGGGGAAGACCTGAAGCTCTCCCTCGCAGAGCTGACGCTCGGCCATCCTGAGCAGCTGCACCGTGCCGCTGCCCAGCCGGATGGGGTACTCCACCCGCTCGGCCCCGCTCTTGAGGCCCCACCAGTAGTTGATGGCCCTGCCGCCGGGGGCGCTGTCCCACGTCCCGGCAAACACCGACCGGACGATCTCGGTGAAGAAGACATCCCACCGCCACTCCGGCAGGCCCAGCGGCTGCAATACGCCGTCGGGCAGGCGGCGGCAGAGTCCGTAATCCCGGTAGGTCCCTTCCGGCTCCCGGAAGTCCTGACTGTAGAAGACCTCGATGTCCTTCCGGTCGGAGAAGTCCTGCGGATGGCTCTCATCCGACAGACAGGCCCACCGCAGCACCACCCGGCTCTCGGGCCGGACAGCCCGCACGCCCTGTGCAAAGGCGTTGATGGCCGCCGGTACGCCGTACACCGGGTTCGCGGCCACATAGCCCACCCGGTCGCTGCGGGAAACGATGCCCGCCAGCATCCCCAGCAGATACGTCACCTCGTAGGTGCGGGGGTAGTAGGTGCGCACCAGCGGATGGGGTGCGTTGAGGGAGCAGTTGAGGAAGCGGGTCTTGGGGTGCTGGGCCGCCACCTTCAGACAGGCGGTGTGCATCCGGGCGCTGGTGGTAAAGACGATGTCCGCATGGTCGTGGGCCACCTCTTCCAGCACCTGCTCGGCATCCACCTCGGGGTTGATGTTCTCCCGGCAGCTGACGAAGAGCTTGTCGGGGAACGCCTTCACCAGCGCAGCACGGCCCTTGTCCTGTCCGCGCACCCACGCGCTGGTCTGGGCATTGTGCTCGTGGAGGAAGACCACCCGCAGTTCGCTGGGCCGGGAGCTGAAGATGTTCAGCTTGCTCAGCAGCGGCTCTGCGCTGCGCTTCGGCTCCAGCAGCAGCTCCACGGCGTGGGGTTCGGCAAGGATCTTCACCTCATCCCAGAGCCGGGCCAGATTCTCCCGCACCTTCGTGGGGGTGGACTGGCAGGCGTCGGCATAGCGGTACACCGACAGATACACCAGCAGAGCATCTCCCGGCGTCAGCCCCAGCGAGCCGCCGCCCAGCGCATAGAACTGCTGGCTGAACATGGTGTAGAGGGCCGAGAAATTCAGCCGGTCGTCCTCCGTCCACGCCTCACCCGTGGCCTTGCAGGCCAGCGTCTGCAATTTCGCATAGCCGCCCAGCCGGGAGAAGCTGACGTTGTTGATGCGGGAGAGCTTATAGAAATCGAGGAACTCGTAGTAGAGCTTGTTTTCCAGCGTGTCGTTTCTGGCCGGGATGAGCCGGGTGACGGTGCCGGGGATCTTGACGGCCTCATAATACTTGAGGACAGAGACCCGCTTGTTGCCCTCCTGTACATAGAATCGGTTCATGTACTCGAAGGCAATGATGGGGGTATGGATGCCCTCTTCCAGATGGGCTTCACAGAGGTTCGACCACTTGACGGCAAACTCGGTGTCGTCCTCGAGGAGGGGCATAAAGTTGGAGGCAAAGGCGGTGTGGCGTCCGGCGGTCTTGGTGCCCACGATGCTCTCGGCCGGGATGTCCACCAGCCCCAGAGGCTCCTGCGCCACGATGTCTGCGTCGGCAATGATCTCGTCCAGCACCGCGAGATAGGGCGACTGGCCCCGGGCCACGCTGGCCCGGTAGGCACGCTGGCCTGCACGCAGGGCGCTGCGGTAATCTTCCATCATAGATAAAACTCCTTCTGCTTTTTCAGCAAATGAAGAGGGATAGCTTCACAGGATTAGTATAGCATGAAAATCAAAAATATGGGAGACTTTCTCGCCGCAAGGTGTTGCTTTCCCGCAAATTTTAAGATACGATAAAGGAAACATCCATTTTTTGCGAGGTAATCTATGCTTTGTGACGCTCTCCCCCGGCTGGAAGCCGGCGAATACCCCGGCGGCATCTGGTACTACGAGCCGCACACCTACCAGCCTTACCGCTATGTGCTGGGCCGGGTGGGCCGCCGCCCGCTGGTCTGCATCGGCATCAACCCCAGCACCGCCCAGCCCGGCGCGCTGGACCCCACCCTGAAGAGCGTGGAGCGTCTGGCCAGTGCCAACGGCTTCGACAGCTGGATCATGTTCAACGTCTACCCCCAGCGGGCCACGAACCCCAACGATATGGACAAGACCCCCGACCGTGCCCTCTGCGACGAGAACCTCCGCTGGCTGCGGGCCGTGCTGGCCCAGACCGAGCCCACCATGTGGGCTGCATGGGGCACCCTCATCGAAAAGCGGGCCTATCTGCCCGGCCTGATGCGGGAGATGGTGGCCCTAACGCGGGAACGCGACATCCCGTGGGTGACCTTCGGCCCCCGCAGCAAGAAGGGTCACCCCCATCACCCCCTCTACCTGCGCAAGGACTCCACGCCTGAGCCTTTTGATGTGGAAAACTACCTCAACACCTGCTTTGACTGATCTTCTCAGGGAGGAAGCACCATGACACCGGAACGATACAAGAAACTGACCGACTGGCTCGAGGGACATCCCGCCCTCCGGGAGGGCATCATCCTGCTCAACCGCTGGCTCCCCCTCGTGCCCTTCGTCTGCTATCCGGCGCTCCTTCTGCTGCTCAACCTCCGGTGGTTTGCGATGCTCCGTGTCGGGCGGGGCGGCGGCGCTCTTGATTTTATGCAGGTCATCGCCCGGGCCATCCTTGTGCCGGGGCTGGCGTTCTGGATGGGCACCCTCCTGCGGGCCAGACTCAACTTTCCCCGCCCTTATGAGCAGCCGGGCTTTGTCCCCCTCGTCCCGAAGAGCACCCGCGGCAATTCCTTCCCCTCCCGCCACGCTCTGAGCGCCGCCGTCCTTGGGATGGTGTGGCTCTACTTCTACCCCGCCGTCGGCGTCGGGATGCTGGCCATCGCCGCCCTCATCTGTCTGCTGCGGGTGCTGTCCGGGGTGCATTTCATCCGGGATGTGCTGGCCGGCGCAGCCTTCGGGCTGGCCTTCGGCTTCGCAGGGATGTGGCTGCTGTGAGGCAGTTTTTGAAGAAAGTGCAAAAAAGTTTTGATTTTCCCTTGACAGAACCCCGGGGCTATGGTATTATACTTCTCGCAGCGTGCTTCGACTCACAGCTGCGAACCATATCAGAACCCAATGGGATAACAACGTGCGCCCGTAGCTCAGGTGGATAGAGCAACTGCCTTCTAAGCAGTGGGCCGGGGGTTCGAGTCCCTTCGGGCGCATTGATGTGGTGCCCATAGCGTAGTCGGTTAACGCGCCAGATTGTGGATCTGGAGACCGTGGGTTCGAGTCCCACTGGGCACCCCACTAAAAAGTCCGCTGCAATGCAGCGGACTTTTTCTTTTGTGGGGATGTCCAGTGGGACTCGAACAAATAAATAGCGTGAAACGCCAGAGCGCAGAGCACCGAAAGGTGCTCTGCACTCTGGCGTTTTTCTTTCTCAGCTTCCCAGCTGCTTCAGGATATTATTGATCTCATCGTTGGAGTAGCCCTCCTTCAGCAGTTCGCTGCGGATGGCCGTGTCGCTCCTGCCCTGCCGGTAGAGACGGGCTGCGCTGTAAGGTACGATGGTGCTGCCGCCGGACGACAGCACCGACCCGCTGCCCGAGCCTCCCGAACTGCCCGCACTCTTTGCCCCGGCGTTTGCCGCAGCCTGCTGGGCACTCTGGGCTGCCTTGGACTGCTTGAGCGCCCATTCGCCCTTGGCGATATTCAGCTTTTCGCTGGTCACATTGTTGTTGAACTCCTGCTGGCGCAGGGTGTCCTGATACTGCCGCTCCGCCTGCTCATTCTTGTACTTCTGCTGGGCAAGGCTGTCCTGCCGCTGGGTCTCCTGCATCTGCTGGCCCCACGCAGCGTCAGCACGCTCGGCCGCGTAGGCGCGGTCTTTCGCGTACATATTGTATCCGGTGTTGGCCAGCGCACCCACCAGCGAGCCGATGCCGGTGGTCCCGGTGATGGCCAGCTGCACCGCGTCGCCGATAACGCCCAGAATGCTCAGCACATTATTGAACGTCTGCTGGCGCTTGGCGATGGCCTGCTGCTCCTGATTGGAATAGTAGCCGTACAGGGTGTTCAGCCGGCCCAGATAGTCCTGATAGCGGCCATAGTCCTGCTCGTAGGCAGCGTTATAGGCGCTGCCCTTCCGGTCGAGCTGACTGTAATAGTCCGACAGCTCCGCGTTATACTGCGCCTGTGCGTTCTTCTCCTGCGTGTTGAGCTGGTCGATCCGGGTCACGACATCGTCGCCCTCGCTGTTGTAGGTGTCCAGCGCCAGCCGGTAGAGGGACGGCAGGGCGTCGTTCAGCGCGCCCATCTGCTGCTGGTACGCCTGCTGGGCCGCACTGGCCGCATAGCTGGAGCCGTAGCCGCCGGTGAGGGCCGCAGCCTGTGCGGCGGCGTCCGCGCTGGCGTTGCGGGCGTTCTGGGTGTACTGCCGGGCATACTGGCGGTAGAGCGGGTCCTGTGCATAGCTGTACTGGAAGCTGTTCCGCTCCAGCAGCTGGCCGATGAGGTCTTCGATGCGGCCCTGATAGGCGCTCTCATACTTGCCCGGCCGGTTCTGCTGCCAGTTTCTCAGGTCCGCTGCTGCGTCGGTGACGCTCTGGCCGGGGGTGTACACCGCATTTGTCAGTGCATTCTCCACCTCTTTGCGGCTGTTCAGTCCCGCCGTGCTGTAGGAGGACTGGACTGCAGGCCGGGCAGCCACATCTTCCAGCAGCTGCTGTTCTTTCTTTTTCTCGGTGCTCATAAATTCTCCTTTCTCACTGGATGCTGTTCAGCCGGGCGCGCAGCGGCTCCGACATATTTTCCACGTCCAGATTGCAGAGCACATATTGTAATTGCTCCTGCATCTGGTATAAGTAGTTGCGGATGGCGCGGGCATCCTCCGCGTCCATGTTTTCGCTCAGATGGGGCAGTCCGATCTTCGAAAGTCCCGTGACACTTGCCATGTTCAGTTCACCTCCTGTGCCAGAATGCCGCCCTTCGCGGCGGCGCTCGTCCGGGTCAGGCTGCGCAGGGTGAGCTGGCCTCTGCCCTTCAGCCGGAACCGCAGGCTCCCGCACCGCCTCGGCACAAGCGGAACATCGAAGCAGCGCCGCCCGTCGGCGGTCAGCTGGGCCAGTGTCTCCCACGCCCCGCTGTCGTAACTCACAGCCACCTCGATGCGGCTCTTCACCTCGGCCTCGAGCCGGAGCGTCAGCCGGGAGAGATACAGCTCTTCCGGGCTGTCCAGCCCGATGTTCCCGCTGACGAGCTCGAAGCTCACGCCGTCCTCGATGCCGCCCGCCTGCTGCCAGTTCTCCTCCCGGTCTGCATCTGCGGCCCAGATGGCCTTTCCGTCCCAGAGATAGAGCTGCCCGCCGCTTCCGGCCATCTCGTAGGAGCAGACATCTTCCTCCTGCCAGAGCCCCCGTTCGGTGTCGTAGACCAGCAGCCGCACGGCCTGGGCTTCGCCGCTGCCCCGCACGAGGTGCAGATAATACCGCCCGTCCAGCGCGCCGCCCAGCGCCGACTTCACGTTCCGCAGCCGGGCCGGGTCGAGGGCCGTCGAGACTTTGGTGGGGATGCTGCCGTCCCAGGCCATCACGCCGTCGGGCGAGAGATAATAAAGCGTCTCGTTGATGACGCAGAGGCTCCGGGCAGCGCCCTTTGCCACGCCCCGGCAGCGCAGGCTGCTGAGCTGGAAATCCGAGGGCTTGGAGCCGTAAAGCTTGTGAAGGGTGTTTTCCTTGAAGAAAAGCGCGTATCCCATACAGGTAGCCGCGCCGGTAAATGCCCCGTCGCTGCCCACGGTCACGGCATAGCTGTCGGCGGCAATGCCCCGGTAGGAGAACCAGTTGGTGGGGTCACCCAGCTTGCAGGCGTAGATGACGTTCTCCTTGTTGGAGCATCCCCACACCCGGTTGTCGCACTCGGTCAGGTAGTCCATATCCGGCACCCGGCGTTCCAGCTCCACCACCTCTGCCGAGACGAACTCCCGGCTGACACTGCCGTCCAGACTCACCCATCTTACCGCTGCGCCGGTGCGGGTCAGACGGCCATAGAACCACTCGCCGCCCGGGTCGGCCTTGACGCGCAGAGCATCTGCGCCGGCGTCGTAGACGATGCGGTCGCCGTCCAGCTCGTTCCACTGTCCGGCCTGTTCCGCTGCAGAGCCGGTGAGGGTCACGGTGTCCTCTGCCGCAAAGTCTGTCCCCACCCCCTTTGCCGAGATGCGGCAGTAGTCCAGCACCACCGCCGACCAGTTGCCGGACGCCTTACTATATACTTCCAGCGTGCTCTCGCTGCTCCATGGCTTTTCCGGGTCTTCCACCCGCAGGAAAAGCTGGCCGTCCGTCGGCTTGTCGGGCTCAGCAGGGCCGCAGCCGCTCACCTCGTAGACCTTGCCCTCCGCGTCGCAGGGTGCAAACTCCACGCTGGTGTTTTTGCCCGACCACACCGCGCCCAGAGCGCTCACCTTCCGGCTGGCAGTGTCGAAAGCCAGCTTGTCCGGGAAGATCAGGATCCTCGTCCCGATGCCCACCAGCGTTTTCCTGCCGTCCTCTACGGCGTCTTTCAGGGTCACTTTCATCTCATCCGTGTCATCCGGCGTGTAGACGAGGTCTCTGCCGCAGACGGTCAACAGGCCGTTCAGGTGATACATCCCGTTCAGCTCTGCTTCCTCCCGCAGCTTCCGCCGGGGCAGACGGGTGCTCAGGGCCGGGAAATTCCGGGCCGAAAAGTTGATGCCCGCGCTGTACTCTGCCTCGGTGCAGCTGTACGTCTCGTTCAGCCCGCCGAACACCCGCAGCATGTTCCGGGTGTTTTTCAGGCCGTTCCGGTTCGAAAGTATCATCTTTCTCCCTCCTTACCAGCGCCAGCTGCAGCCCCGGGCGGGCAGATTCTTCCGCCGCAGCCACGCGGCCAGTTCGGCTAAGATGCTGTTGTACTGGGCCTGCTCACCGGCGTACCGGTCGTTCTCGCCCAGCGCGGCGTCCGTCATGGCGCACAGATAGTGCGGGTACAGGCTGTCGAAGGGCGGCGGCACCAGCAGCACGTCGTCATCCCGCAGACCGTTGTCCCACGCAATGTCCGCGCCCACGCCCTCCCGGCTGTCGGCGCTGCTGGGCCGGAAAAATTTCTCCCGCAGCATCCCGTCCACCTCGCACAGCCAGCGCTGCCGGGTGCGGGCCGCGACACGGCTGCCCGGGCGCAGCTCTTCGGCCCGTTCCATCGCTTCTCCTACCGTCATAAAAAGCCTCCTTTCGCTTTTTCCAAAAAGGCCCGGCAGAAGCGGCCTTCTCCGCCGTTTCTGCCGGGCCGCGTTGTCTTATTTTACTGGGCCGCAGTTTCTGCCGCAGCGATGCGGGCGGCGGTGTACTCGTCCTGCTGCTGGCTGTGTTCCAGCACCTCGGCCACCTCAGGCGGCACTTCCACCTCCACGCCCCGGCGGATCTTGTAGTTCACGCCGTTGACGCTCACGAACAGATCGCCCTTGTACCGGCTGTTGTCCTTGAACAGCCGGATGCGGACATTCTTCTTTTCTGCCATAGCTTCTCCTTTCTGATGGACCTGCCCTCGGAAGCAAGGCCCACCCTTTTCTGTTTTTACTGAGAGGGCTCAGTTTGCCGCCGCAGTGGTGGAATAGCTGGACACGCTCTCGATGCGCACCATATACTGCTCCACCAGACGCTCGGCGGCGCGCATCCCCTTCCAGCCCACAGAGGCGCGCTGGTTCAGCGGATCGTCGCCGTAGCCCAGCTGCTTGACGATGTGCTCCAGGCCGCCGCCTTCCAGCTCGGTGACGCCGTAGGCGTGGGCGCCCAGCACGAGGGTGCCAAAGACGGCCAGACCCTCCGGACAGGTAGCGTCCTTCCAGATCTTTGCCTCGCTGGTCTCGATGAAGCGGATATTACCCAGCTTGCCGATCTCGCCGCGGTACATGGTGTCGGGGTCGGCGTACTTGTGGGCCTCGATGAACTCCTTGCAGGTCTTGAGGTCGTAGGCGGCGTAGGGATGGATGATGGCGATGTAGCTGTCGCCGATGGGGTCAGCGTTCATCGCGCCCAGCTGTGCCGCCGCCTGGAAGAACAGCTTCGGGGTCAGGGTGCAGCTCTTGTCCAGCGCCTTGCGGCTGGTGACGGCAGTCTCGGTGCCGTCTGCGGAAAGCTTCGGCGCATAGATGACGTTGGTGCCGCCGGCCAGCACATCGCGGGTGATGCTGTCCATGGTGCGGCCCGCCTGGCTTGCCAGAACGCGGGTGGCCTGTACCACATTGTTGTCGATGGCCGTCATCTGCAGCACATCGGTGAGCGGGGTCCAGCCGCCGTACTGGTGCAGGTCGCTGGTGATGGTGGTCACATTCAGGGTCTGGCCGTTGGGAGTCACGCCCTCGGTCAGCGGGGTATCGGCCTTGGGCAGGCTGTCGTACTTGCGGAACTCAATGGTCTTGCCGCCGTTCTGGGGTACGGGATAGTAGTCCGCGAACTGGTCATGCACCAGACGGGGCTCTGCCTGGTCAATGAGACGCTTCTCGTAAAAGGTCTTCATCTCGTTGGTCATGGTGCCGGTGGTGTTCTGCAGGCTGGCAGAAGGGTCGGCAAAGAGCTGGAGGTCCATCTTCAGGTTGTAGCTTTTCATGTCATTTGTCCTTTCTGTATCAAAATTTTTAAAAACTGATCTTCACCCCGTGCATCGCACGGCGTTCCAGTGCCTCACGCTGGGCGCGGGTCATGCTGGCCACATCGGCCCGGGTGATGGCCGCACCGCCGGGGCTGGTGCCGTTTTCCGCCGGGCGGGCCGAACGCTGGCGGATGCGCTCCACAACGCC